CCTCTTTCGCCTGATGAACTGGAACGGGAAGGCGGTGAGGCGGCTTTGCCAATGCTAACCTTAATTGACGGGAAGTGGGTATGGCGATACTCCTTTGAAAAGGCAAGCCAATGAAGATTAAAGGAGGTCACCGCTCCCACAAGTCAGGCAAGAGGTGGTGTAGGATAGACCGCCACCTTGAGAGGGAAGTCATATTGATAGCCAGTAAATTGAATATTAAGTATATCGAATGAGGAGGGAGAATGAACTTACCTATAAATAAAGATGGTAATATCGAGCTAGATTTATTTGATATTGTTTCTGAAGTAATAGGTCGAGCTACCGATGAAGAGAGAGAAACTATAGTAGTTTACTTTGGGTTACAGAAACCCATACGTAAATGGATGGTGGAAAGACTAGCTGAGGAATATTCTAGACCTTCCTACAACGAGGAAATCCATAAAGATAGATCAGAATTGTTACAGAAGATTAAGGTTGAGGAACTAAACTATTATGCCACCCTCATTGCAGGAAAGATGATAGATGAACACCGCCATAACAAGGCATATTGGGAACTTTATCGCTGGTGCTCTGACCACAACTTAACTTGTATGGTAGGATTCCCACACAAAGCCTTGAAGAATAGCGATTGGGAGTGGAAAGAGGAAGTTGAGGAAATAGTAAGAAATATCATTAAACAAGAACGTGCTGACTTACTAGAAGTTAGTATCCAGTAAATTAAGGATACCTTATAGGAGTTGAAGAAATGAAAAAAGGAAGATACCCACATGGGGGAATGAACGAGTATTGTGAAGAAATAAAGGAAGTACAAAATGGAACTGGAGAAGTCAATCAGGCGTCGCATCAATGTCAGCACCAGCGTCAAGGGTATCAAGACCTTTGATTGCACAATAGACATGCTCAATGGCACAGAGGATGAAGTGTTAGCTGAGAGCGACAGTCTTGTGGCTAAGCTCGACCAACGTTACCCGTCACCAGAGGCATAATAAAGTAAGGAGGAATGACAATGGAAGGAAACGAACTAACAGTAATGAGTGGTACAGCGTTATCAGTACCACCAGCTACAGTAATAGCTGAGGCAAAGATAGCAGTTAATGTATTCAAGGGTGTTATTGAGTTGAAGCCCAAGAAGGTCATTATCAACAACGAGCAGTACCTGGAATATGAAGACTGGCAAACACTCGGAGAGTTTTACCGATGTTCTGTCGTTACCAGAGATGCAGTCCCCATTGAGATAGACGGTGTTAAAGGGGCTAAAGCCAAAGCCGACCTGGTAAATATTGACACTGGCGTTATCATCGGGGGTGCTGAAGCCTACTGCATGAGAGACGAAGAGAAATGGAGTACACGCCCCAAGTACGAATGGCAAGGGGAAGGCGATAACCGCAAGCGGATTAAGGTTGGCGATGAAGTTGTCCCCTGGTTTCAGTTAGCCTCGATGTCGCAGACAAGGGCAGCGGCAAAGGCTTTTCGTAATCGGTTAGCGTGGGTTGCGGTGCTGGCAGGATACAGGCCGACTCCCGCCGAGGAAATGACGGAGAGTACCGTGAGTTCCGCAGTGCAAGAAAGGCGAACTGTTGACAAATCCGAGCATTATTGTGCCGAACACAACGTCAATTTCTTTAAGTCCGGTAAGATGCGAGGATATGCCCACCCCATCGAAGGCACAAAGGAGTGGTGCAATGAGCCAGAGGAGCCAGTCAAGAAACCAGTCACTCGTGGCGAGTTTGCTAAAGCGGGCATAGACATTCTTGAGGAGTCCATAAAAGAAGCGCAAAAGCACCCCGGACCCCCATCAGAGTCGCCAGAATCGGTAACAGAGCCTTTAGATGAGGAAACTAAGGCAGATGTGCAGACAGGGGTAATGTCACCGCCAGAATTAGACTTTGACCCCGATATTCTAATGGAAGACCTGAAGAAAGTACACTGGAGTAATAACACAGTGAAGTCCTATATCAAGAATATCTACAAAGTAGACACCGAGGGGACAGTGGTTGAGGTAGTGTCCAGACTAACAAAGGAACAACGTAAAGCCTTCCTCGGAGAAGTTCAAGAGAGACTAACTATGGCTTGAGGTGATACATGACAGATAACATACTGACAAGAAAGTGGGCAGAGAAAATCACATGTACTGAGTTCAATGACGAGGCATGGGAAGATATAGAAAAGCTCATCAAGGCAGTAGTCGAGGAGATAATTAAAGGGAAAGACATACCTGTTATGTCGCTTCTCTATGTGCATATAGTATGGCTTGGAGTTACGCAGCTCGCAAACAAGGCAGAAATGCTAATGGGCTAGAAGAAGCCTTAAACTTTGTTGAGAAAATAAAGACTACATCTGGGGAAAAGGAACACCAATTTAGTCTTAACTCTTGCAGTGATACCTAAAGTTGAGGGGGGAATATGGATAGACCAAAGGAAATTGACCAGTACCAAGGGGATTATCGAGATGGTGCGTGGGCTGAATATTCTCCAGAGGAATACAAATGGTGGGTTCGTTTACTTACCCAAAGAGCTACACATCGCACCAATCAAGAGAAGAAACTCAAAGATTTAATTGACGCTAGAAATTATCTACTTATGTGGATTTCAAGAGAGGAAAGCTAGGAAAATAAGGTATCACTGCAAGTGAACTCACAGCATCAGAGATTAAGGAGGGATAACGATGAAGGAGTTTACACAGAAACAATTCGATGCTATAAAAAGAAATGAGAGTGGTATCAAGGAATGTCCTTCGGGCGATTATACGGCGATTAGCAGGTTCGGTGCGGGGTGCAGCTTCGGTAAGGGGTGCAGCTTCGGTAAGGGATGCAGCTTCGGTGCGTGGTGCAGCTTCGGTAAGGGATGCAGCTTCGGTAAGGGGTGCAGCTTCGGTGAGGGGTGCAGCTTCGGTGAGTGGTGCAGGTTCGGTAAGGATTGCAGCTTCGGTGCGGGGTGCAGCTTCGGTGAGTGGTGCAGCTTCGGTAAGGGGTGCAGCTTCGGTGAGTGGTGCAGGTTCGGTAAGGGGTGCCTAGCTATTAGCCCATATTGGTCGTTTGTATATGAGCCTCCCTTTGAAACAACAGGCAAGATATATCCTACCGAGGCTGCAAGAGGCTACTGGGAAGAACAGCTTAGAATTAGCCTTAGAGGTTGTTATTCTGAGATTGAAGAAAGGGTAAAATCAGAAATACCCGATATATTAAAACGCAAAGACTTAACCAAGTGCGAAAGGCGCATTATTGCTAGTTGGCTTTAGCCCACTCTATAATTTAATAGCACCAGAGATTAAGGAGGGATATGATGTTACGAGAAAAAGTGGCAGAGATAATAAAAGATACTTGCTGTTTTGCGGTTCAGGATGGGGAATGTGGGGCGTTTGATGAGTGTGATAAAACAGATTGTTACTTCGCTAGAGAACAAGCGAATAAGGTAGTTACCCTCATCAAATCAGAACTGGATAAACTGACAGTGATAGATGATGAAACGGCAAAAGGAGAAGTGTTGAAGTATCATTGTAGCCCCGAAACAACTACACGTGATATTGTAATTACTGATGTAGAATTTGATTTAATGTCTCTACAGCTCCAGCACACCAAGAAACAACTACTAGCCTTAATGGGGAAGTAGATAGCTAGTAGCAGGGATTAAGGAGGGATATGAGTAAACTGGTTTGCCTGGATAAAGATAACGACATCATAGCTATCATGTTCACAGATGAAAAGGGGAATTTCATTGCGGATAGAAGTGATATACCCACTAACTGCGTAGTGCTGTTTGTGGATAAGGAAGAATGGAAAGTCCAGTCGAAATAAACTTCGGGGGGTGTAGAAATGTTAGATGAAAACAATTATCCAGATGAAAAGTCATTAGAGGAAAAGTATTGCGAAATCTCAGCCAAGAGATTAAGCCAGGGAGTGTTTGATTTAAGTTGACCAATTAAGGGAGTGAGAAATGAGAGAACCACGCTTTACAGAAGAACAAAAAAGAGAGATAGAACAATCAAAGGGTAGATTGGATGCATGGAGAGCAAAGTTCCAATTTTATCCCCCTCTTGAAGAACCTGAGCCGATAGTCCATTATCCACTAGCACCACCAGAGCACCGTCTAATGAATAAACTCAATCAACTAGAGTCTCTCACACTTGAAAATAGAATGATGCTGAAGCAACACCTTGAAAGGAAAAAGAGGAGCATTGGTAAATATGATTAGTTACCTTTTTACTCCTCCGCTTAATAGAATTGTCAACTTTGTCTGTCCCCCCCACACCCCCCTATATGTATTTATTAATTTATATCTAAAAAGGGGTTACGGGCCGGGGCGAGCCACGCCTGAAGAACCACCCCATAGTTACAATAGTTACAATTCGTGCCTAGTAGCGTTACAAGTTGCCCCATAGTTACATAAAAAGGGCATAGTTACAATAGTTACAAGGGGAAAAAGATGGCAGAGATAACAGCATCAGAAATCCGTGACTATCTTCTGAACATACAGGGGAGAGAGATAGACCTCGATAAACTGCGTAGAGAGTTCCGCATCACTCAGGAGAGCAAATCATGGGATGGGATAAGAACTATAATGTTTCGGCTGGCCGATGGCAAGCATAGACTGGTAAAGCCTTCAGGGAGAAGAGACGGGGTTTACAAGGTTATCAAGCAAGTCAAGCCTGTTAGTGTCTTTGGGGTAGAAAGAGAGCGCAGGCCACCGTTCCCTCTGGTTTTCCCCAGGGACTTTGATACGGGTATGGAGTTCCCATTTTCAGAAGATATTGTAATCAGGGAAGGTGACATTGTCTTAATTGCAGGGCAATCTAATTATGGCAAGACCACAATTGCTATGCAGTTCTGTGCTGAGAATATAGATAGAAACCCTGTGCTTATGGGAAATGAATACACCAAAGATGATGAACCGTTGCCAAGATTCCTAAACAGATTGGATGCTATGGATTGGGTAGAGTGGACAAATGGTGATGGTGGCGATAAGTTCTTACTCTTACCAGTTGACGCCGACTATCCCGAACATATAGTGGAGGACAGAATCAATATTGCAGACTGGGTAAAGCTAGACCCCAACAGACTCTACGAGATTTCAGATACAATGGATGCTATGAAAAAAGCGGTGGGCAAGGGGATAGTGATTGCTGTGATACAAAAGAGTGAAACGAGTGACTCCGGTCGTGGCGGGCAATTTACCAAAGACTTTGCTGATGTAGAGTTGCTGATAGACAGGCACACTGACAACGAGAGCAGGATAACTATTGGCAAAGTAAAGGAATCTACCAGGCATGTCATAGGTAGGAGTTGGGCTTATGAAATATCGAAGGGTGTAAAGTTGCACAATATCAGAGAGGTGGTAAAATGTTTTACTTGTCACGGCTTCAAATATATTAAAGGCAAGGGGGCCTGTGACACCTGTTGTGCGGTAGGTTGGATTGACCGTTAGTTACAGCACCAGAGATTAAGGAGGGATAGGTTGATTTGGGAAGAAGGCGGAATTATTATAATGGAAGAAGGCGAACCATCGCTGCGTTCTTGTTGGGAGTGCAATGGGGCGCATGAACACCTAAGGACTGTGAATTTCTTACATGCTTGCTTTGAATGTGGTCGCTACTGGGTATTTGATAAGTTTTTAGATGAATTTGAGAATGATGGAGAATTCGACCAATTCTTTAGAAGCAAAGGTATAAAATCTGGCGGGTCAACGCAGAAAATTGATGCGGGGTATCGTGTTTATTGTCTGGAGATAAACCCCAATGATAGCAGTAGAGATTAAGGAGGGATATGAGTAGAGAGATTTTAGCCTTAAAGCGTAGAGAGGATGGTGTTTTTGAAATCTATGCTGATGGTAAGTTAGTTGAGGAATATAAAGCTAATAAAGATACTTGGGGGGCTTTGTTACCTATAAAATTATGGAGACATTTTAATAATATTGTAGACAGGAGGATAGAGACAATGTGCAAACATGGATGGCTAGAAACGCCTGATTACAATGTAAAGTGGTGCCCTAAATGCATGAAGGTTGAGATGCTCGTTACCCGTAAGGAGTTGTTAGCTATGCCCGTTGAAGCACGTAGGGTAATATTAGCCAAACAGTCGCAAGCATTTATTCAGAGCAATCCCAATTACTTCAAAGATTTATTCGAGGATTTATACCCAGAGATAGCCACTCATAGCACCAGAGATTAAGGAGGGATAAAATGTTAGAAGAGATTAGACTTACAAAGGAAGAAATAAAAGCGACGCATCCATACTGGAACAACCTTAGTGATGATGCCGTAAAAAGAGTGATGATTGTAGCCAATGCCGCTACTGATAAGGCAATAAAGGGGATACTAAACCATATGAATAGCCGTGATGTTGGCGGTGTAAATCCCGAATGGGCAATAAGTAACACGTTTCACCAAGACTTGAATTATTCGCTAGGCAAAGACGTGAAGGCTGGAACTGTTGGTGGCAATGAAGTAGAGTCGGATATAACATTATGACGATAAAAGTTTATTGGCAACCAGATTGGGAATGGGCAATCAAGAGGTTAGATGGTTTCAGAATAGGGTATTATAGTATAAATATTGGGCGCATTGAGATAGTAGTCTTTCCAAGATGGTTAGTTAAGTAATGAAGCAGCAAGCGGTATGAAGTTATAGCAGGGGAGTTTAAGGAGGGAGATGAGAATGGGATACCAAACAGAATATAAAGGTGAGTTCAAGTTCTCTCAGGAGTTAAGTGCAAGTGACTTGTCATATTTGAAGAAGATGCTAGGGAAAGATTCCCGTGACCACCCTGAATGGGGAATAAAGTTAGACAATTATTATGTATCACTTGAGTTCCTTGACGACTTTTCAGGGTTGCGGTGGGATGGGATGGAAAAAACTTATAGTATGCCTCAAATTCTCGATTTCATACTCACAAAGATGCAAGAGCGCTTACCAGAATTTTCTATGGATGGGAGGATGGTTGCTCAAGGTGAAGATGTAGACGATTTATATGAGATAACTATTGTAGACGGTGTACCTATAAAACGAGACTTAAAACCTACTGGTAGGAAAGTCCAATGCCCTCATTGTGAAGAATACTTTTACCTTACATAGCACCAGAGATTAAGGAGGGATATGAGGCAATGAGAGATACTAGGATATATTTGAATGGAAAGCGTGTGGCATTTAGGGCTGAATGTGTAGAGTGCCATTTGATAGCCGAGACATCACCACCACCTGATGGTTGGGAATACATAGAGGTGATACCAGATGGTGAATATGGTTGGCTATGCCGAGAATGTCAAATGGGGTAAACGCACCCCCACCAGATAGCACCAGAGATTAAGGAGGGATGAAGATGAAAGATGAGGAGTTAAGAGAAGAGATAGTTCGGATCCTTGAGATGAGCGAGACAATGGATATTGACCCACCTTGGAGTATCTTACCCAAAGGGCATCCTGATTGGGGAAAGTTAAAAGCCCAATGCATCCTCTCCCTAGTCCGCCAGCACTTTGAGCAGGAGAAGGCAGAGGCGGTGAGAAAGGAGAGAAATAGGATTAAAGTCTGGCTAAATGGATGGTGCGAACATACAACCAATCCTTTACAGCGTAGGTACCTGTGTAAAGCCTGTAGGCAAGCCCTCACCAGCGATGAGGAGTAGCACCAGAGATTAAGGAGGCTTAAAGTGAAGATACCAGTTCTTGATAAGCTGTTCTCCAAGTATGTGAGGCTTCTTTCAGGGGGTTATTGCAAAAGGTGTGGTAAATACGTGGGGCATAATAACCTGGCAGCAGCCCATTTCTTCGGGAGAATTCGGCATACAGTCCGATGGGATAAGCGGAATATCGTAGCCTTGTGTAATCCTTGTCATTACTGGTTAGACGTAAATCCTATTGCAAAATCAAACTTTATGTACGAGGTACTCTCCAGGGAGGATATTGGAGAACTGAGTAGAATTGCTAATATGACTACAAAAGATTATCCCATAGACAAAGAAGCCCTGGCCAAAGACTTTAGAGAGAAAATCAAGCTACTAGACTAGAGAATCCTTGGCCAACTTCTCACGGATTGCATCATCAATCCACTTGCCAATCTTAACGTCAGCTATAGCAGCCGCAATCTTGGCCTGCTTGTATATTGCCTTGTCTCCACGGTAGAATATTTTATCAGACATGTTACTCTTATTAACTATTCTCCCTACTGGACACCCGGACTAGTCATGTTTCATAGGATACGAACCAGTTATGTCCGTATCTCTTATAATGTATAAATTTATCAATTCCATCATAATAACTGGTGGCTGGTGAATACTTGTGCTTGCAAGCGTGTAACACGTTAGCATCATCAATTATCTTCGTTTTGCCTCCGCAGTTACAATCAAACTCTATAGGTGGTTGCTCGTTTGCTTTGCAATATACTTCTTTCATGTTCTTACCTCCAATTTATTATTGATACCTAGTCAGCGTTATTCTGGGTATGCAGATTCTCCTGCTAGTGCGATTCTATTTGCAACCCTGAAGGCTTGTTGCATATCCAAGTCATCAGCAAGGCCAATCTTATAATAACGGCTTGTGATGATATCACCATCATTTCGCCTATCCTTGAAGTCGGCAAACCAAACCTTATAACCTGATTGCTTACTTTGGTAGAGGTTAAGATTAAAAGCTTTACCATCTCCCAGTTTATGCCAATGGCGAGCAGTTATAATCCTCCAATCCTCTCCGTAGACCCTCATGTCGTTACCTTCAATTTATTAACTATGCTAATTATAGACTGTCGTGTCTGCCAATGTCAATAGGTAAGTATAAAGAATTCAGGTCTTGACGGGGTATTTTTGAAAGTGGTATGATTATGGTATGACTGGAGGTGAGGAAATGAGGAAAGAGACTAACAAAACGATCAACAATGTAAAGATTCCCCATAAAAGCGATAAACAGTTGACAGAAGAATGGATAAGACACCGGGAAGAGTTGACAAGCCGTGGAATAACAGTAACCTTCAAACCATCAAGATTCTATACCAGCTCGGACAAGCTCCAGTTCACAGACTCAGATAAACCCCCAACCTATAAGGACAACAACGGTCAACCAATGAAATGAGGCTCTACAATCAATATCTGGGCGTTTATCCAACAAAGCAATAGTATAGCCTAATCCAATTACGCATGAGACTATGAACAGGCACAAAGAAAAGATTGCCCATATACATAGTCTATATAACAGTATAAACCCAAGGGGGAGAGGTGTGGTATAATTCATTTAAAGGGTATTCTTACATATTAAAATGAGCGGCGTTAAAGGCAGAAGCGGAAGGAAAAAGACCCCTCGAAATGTTATGCGTTTCCTCCATGATGCTATTGAAAGTAACGCATACGAGCTTGTCCAGGCTCTTGTAGATAAGGCGAAGGGGGGGGATAAGGAGAGTTTGTTCTATTGTTTTGACCGTATAGGTGGCAAACCCAGACAGGACACCGGGCTAGAGATAAGCGGGGGTGAGCAGCTCACAGCGGGATTAGTAACGCAGTTGTTCACGATACTAGCAGCTAAGAGGCGAGAGATGATACAGATAGAGGGAGGGAACGATGGATATAGAGAAGAAGAGAGAGCAGACACGGGAGAGGGTGAAGCGTTACAGGGGTAAGGAAAATGTAACGCTATCTGATGTAACGCACAAGGATGTAACGCTAATTGCCCATACTGGTGTAACGCTACTCCACAGACCTAACGGGGCGGACTACGACCCGGAAGAGAAATTGTATAACAGCCAGTACTATAATGAAGGCACTCCCAGGTATCTTGTCCCGTTATCTGATGGCCAGGTGTTGGACAGGCTGAGCGTATAACACTACATAATACCTATTGTGCGGCCCAAGTTCATGCCTGGTAGTGACAGGAGTAGCTGATAATGTTAAACATAGTCCATAAATGTAGCCAGGTGGGAGAGATAAGGCGGGATTTGGTTGCCAATTGGGGAGACAGGTGCCATGCCTCGTTTCTTTACACTACCAACAGCAACAAGACTAATAACAATACACCCATCCATACCCACAGAAAGAACAAGGGGAAAAGCAATATGACCGCACAGAACGACATCCCCAGAAATCGAATATAGGTTATGTCAAGTGGGAACGCCAAGACTACAGGGAGCGAACCATCAACAAATCGTGTGAGAGTGGTAACTCCTATATACACAGTAACCTGGGGGGAGGGGAGGATATATATGAGGGTGTCCCTTTAGCCTCGAATGGGGGACAAAGGGGGACAACGACGAGGGGGACAAAAGGGACAACGGGGGACAAAGTTATGGAGGTAAGGAAGTAGGAGAGATAATGAAGATATTCAAGACAAAGGGGAAGGTATGGGGGCATTGTTTAGTAAAGACGTATGGGGAAATAGTGGGATACAGGTGGGGGGTAAATATACAGTTCAGTGTATTAGGGAGGGGGGCAAGCATAAAGGTATATTGGCCGCCGCAAATAGAGGCAAAGTTTTATGACAAATTTGGGAGGTAGGGATGGATATATTATTAAGAAGAAGCCATCCTGAGGAGAATGAAGACGGGAGGAGTTATCAGCATCCGGGGTATGAAGAGAGGAAGTGTGTAAAGTGCGGGCGGATGTTTATAGTTGCGGTAACGTCATTAGTTGATATATGTAGCGACCCTAAGGATGACAAGTTGAACGTAGATGGATAAGATAAAAGGTTGGGTATTCAGGCATTTGTTCAGGGAAGATTACGAACACATGAGGCATTTGGTAGATGATGTAATCAGGCTAGAGACAAGGCAGGATAGTTTCATCACTCAAAACTGGTCAGATACTGATTGTATCACGCAGAATTTCGGAGTGAAGTCAGAGATAAGGGAAGGGGTAGAGAAGATATTATGGCAAGGTGTGAAAGGTGAGCACAGTGTATGTAGTGACATTTTTCAATTCCTGCATGCCAATGGGGTAGTGATAAAGGCAGATGAGTTACCCATAATCACAAAGAAAGGCTGGTACTATATAGTTAAGTCGTTGATAAAGGAGGAATGATGCATAAATGTTCTGGGTGTCAACATGATTGCTTACACTATTGTAAATGTTGCAACAAGGTGTATTGCTGCAAGTGCGGGCAGGAATGGAGTTGGTCATATCAATCCTACTACCCATATTACTATCCATATTGGAGCAAAACACCCAATCTACCAACGTACGGTACAACCTATGGTGAGTCTGTTTATAGCTACACCGCAACCCCATCTTGCGCTCACAAACATTAAATAAATGAACAAAGAAGAGAAATTAAAGCAGCTAACTTTAATTTACACGGATGTACTAGAGTTTGCGAAATTGGTTCGCATTCAGGAGCCAGGCGATTTAGCATTAGAGTGGCAGAGTTGGTCTCATCTGGTAGACTTCTTCCATCAGTTAAGAGTATACAACCTGATAGATTTAATCAAGTCGAAGCAGATAGGGATAAGTTGGGGGTTGTCGTTATACGCATTATGGAAGATAATGACAATACCTGGGTGGAATGTGTTGGAGTTATCCAAGGGGAAAGATGAGTCGAAGTCGTTACTGGAGAAGTCGAGGATAATTTACAACAATTTACCTGTTTGGATTAAAGAGATACCGGAGTATGCGGTAATAGAGCCGAATTCGACAGAGCAGTTTGGGTTCAAGCTGTTAAGGTCGAAGATAACGGCCTTCCCCTCGACAGAGACGGCGGGCATAGGGGAGACGGCGGGATTAGTGATACATGATGAGAGTGATTTCCATGACTATTATGAGATTAATTTAAGTCATACGAGGGCAACGGTAGCCGACAGTCCGGAAAGGCAGTTGGTATCGGTAACTACGGTAGACAAGACGAAGCCTGATAGTTATTTCAAGAGGCACTGGAAAGATGCAAGGGACGGCAAGAACGGGTTTAAGGCATTATTTTACGGGTATGATGTGCGGCCAGGGCGGGATGATGAATGGTACAGGAAGATAGAAAAGGAGAATGAAGAGACCCCCTGGGTAGTTAAGGGGAACTACCCCAGGACGGCGGAGGAGGCCTTGGAGCCATTATCGGCGGTATCCTGTTTCAATGGGGATGTGATGAAGGGGATGTGGGGAGATGTGAGCAATGGAGAGGTAAGGGAAGGATTTATCCATATATTGTGTCCTCCAGTGGTGGGAACACAATATGCAGCGGGTATTGATGTTGGCGAGGGGGTAGGACTGGACTATTCGGTACTTTCTATTATAGGCAAGAGGGGATTGATGTCGGAGGTAGTGGCGGTAATATACTCCAACAAGGTAGGAACTGACTCATTTGCCTTCGAGAGTGATAGATTATGCAGGGAATATAACAGCCCTCTATTGGTGGTGGATAATATAGGTATCGGGCGGGCGGTGATAGACAAGTTACTGGAGTTGGGCTATCCGAGGCTTTACAAGATGAACGAGACGAAGTACGGGTGGGCACTGACAAGGCCGAATAAGAGGGAGTTAGCGGTAAAACTGGTAGAAAGGGTGAATAACGGCAGTTTGATAACGAGGTTCAAGCCGATGGTGCAGGAGATGATGGAATACCAGTGGATAAACGGGTATCCTGAGCCAACTGGCAAGACGCATGGTGATACGGTGATTAGTTTAATGCTGGCCGGGGCGGTACTGGACAAGGTGGGGCCTGTGCCCGAAGCCAGCATGTATGTTGCTGGGAGGAGGGTGTTTTAATGGAGAGGCCAAGTACGTACCCCGATATACCAGTAGATAGATATAGAGCCATCACCTTATTAGGCAGAGGGGAATCGGGCAAGTATTGCCCTTTCAACACTGAGGTTTGGGGAGCAAATAATGTTTACACCCAGGAGTGGTGCAGAAGGCTGGATAAAATCTTTGCTTTTGACGATATAGAAATAGTAAGACCTATAATTAACTATGCCAAGAAAGCTGGAATCCCTGTGGTAAGCTGGCAAAAATATGCTACGGAACATTATCCTCTACAAGAGATTGCTACTCATTTCAAGTCGGATTATATACTAACGACAATTGACCACATGATTGCCTACGCTATTTATCAGAAGTTTGAGATGATTTGTATGTGGGGATTCGATGTTCTGGACAATGGGGCTTATTTTGAGCAAAAAGCCAGGGCGGAATACTGGTTAGGCAGGGCGCAGGGAGCGGGAATTGAGGTAATAATTCCTCCTTACTCCCAGTTACTTAAAAGGGTTCACTTTGATGGCAGAAAGAAAGTATTTCAGGACTATCTGCATGATATAGAGACGAAATTTGACCAGACACAGCAGCAAATATCTCAAGGTAATCAACAACTTGAAGAACTACATCAAGAAGTTTATCGCATCCAGGGTGACCACCGCACTGCTATTGATTTAATGGAAAGGTTAGGTGTAAGCCCGCATGAGGCGAGGTGATGAGGCAATTCTATGAGGTGGTATAATAGTGTAGAGGTGATAGGATGAATGAAGATGCCTTTGAGATAACAGAAAAAGTAACTAAAAAAGAGGCTGATTTTGGGCTTACTGTTTCCAGGCAAGAAAGTGACTTTGACCTGTGGAATCTGAAAACTACGTCATATCCTGCGCAAGAATATGACCATATTACTAAGAATCAGTTACAGTTACACGCCAATGACATAGATATTGTTTCCAATGATATTCGCACATTTGCCGACCAGGTACAATCTACACTTTCCGATGCTGAGATGCAGATAATGGTTCGTATGGTGGAGTCGGAGGGTGAAGATAAGAGGGAAGATATTGGCAAACTGGAGAGATTGCTTTACTTCGCTTTTGACATGGCTGACAGGAGACTGCGTAAACTGCTTCTACTTCCTCTAAGAGAAGCCTCTATCTGGTTTTCCATAGTCAGAGGTGCGGCAGTAGCCAGAACGTTAGTGTATAAAAACAAAAAAGGTGATGTAGTATTTGATATTCTGCCACTTGATCCCAGGTGGCTAACATACGATGTTGGTGGTGATGGACTACTGTGGACGGGGTATAAAACCTTTCTTTCGGCTGCTTTTCTTAAAGATGAGTGGGGATACGAAGCCAAAAAGGAAAATGATAACGAGATTATCGACTACTGGAGATATGATGGGGAGAAGAAGTTTACTAATGCGATAATTTGTGATAAAACCTTTATAAAAAAGCCGAAGTCCAGCATAATGAGGTCTTTCCCGGTAACTATAGTGCCTGTGGCTACCCGCCCCCCAGTTACCACGACTGCTGGCAGTGAAGATAGTGGTTATGGGGACAGTATTTTTGCCCCGTTGAGAGCAATAAACGCAACAAGAAACAGGTTTGCCTCAATAGTAGCCACTCACGCCAATATCCTGTCGAAACAACCCGTGATAAACTATCGTGATGAGCAGGGGATAATCCTTCAAGATACTGTTTACTTTGCTGAATCGGTGTTAAACCTGCCTGCGGGGCACAATAAGTTAGAACCTGCACCAATGAAAGACATATCCCCAACAGTAGTTCAAATTCTTAACTGGCTCAATACCCAGTTTGAAAAGGCATCACTCCCCAATATTCCTGTAGGTACACCAGCCCCATCTGGGACACTTTATAATCTAGTGCAGGAAGCAGGCAATAAGGTGTTTAATCCTCAGTTGAAAAACCTGAACTATTTCTACGCCGAGATATGCCGTCAGATTGAGGAACAATTGATAGACAGCAATATAAAGGTTAATGTTAAGCATGAGGATAAACGGAAATACTTTGAGACACAGGTTACTCCAATTGACTTAAAGAAACCTCATTTAATAAAGGTGGAGTTTACAGCTCGAACACCTTGGACACAGTTTGATACTTACCAGATTGCTGATATGGCTAAGAGAGTTGGTTTACCAGACGCATTTATCCATGAGTATATACTTAAATTGCCTGACCCGAAAGGAATCGGGGATCTATCAGCTATTGAAATAGCCGAGCACTCGCCCAAAGGAGCTATGCTCAGGGCTTTTGTAGCACTTATGAAGGCAGGCAGACAAGATGAAGCGGGTGAGGTAGCCAATGACTTAAAAACGATGGTGATGCAGGAGCAAATGGGGACACAGACTCAATCTCCAGGGGGTATGGGATGACCGATTGGGATGCACCACGAAGCTATGCCGCTGCGCAACTGACAAGGGCCAGGGAGCCGTATGCCCACCAGAGGGACAGACAACTGTTTAATAAGCAACCGAGGGCTGCCCAGGCCAATACTTCTCAGCCAAACCAGAAAGCGCCGATTGCGGGTTGGGGGATGAGCACCGAAGCGTATTGGCAGAACGTATTTACCGATTACCTCAAGCGGAGACGGGAGGGACAATAATGCCTGACAGAAATTATGCTCCAAGTAAAAAGGCGCAGGATGATTTTCTAAGTTGGTTATCTGAATATTACAATATGAATTGGTCACTCTTACAGTTACCAGATGTATTGATTAAATATTCTAATAAGGATAATCAATATTATCAGTATTGGGCACAGTATATATGGACTCCAGCACATCCTGCCGAAAAACCGCCCTCTCCTAAACCAACACCAGCCAAATCCACGCCTATATTTTCAAAGGGTAAGGTAGTGGAACGCCCAGGTGAACTTTCTCCTGAGCAGACACAGGCATGGGCTGAATATTGGGAAGGTGGTGGTCAATTAGGGGTTTATGAGTGGGTGGCTGCTGGTGAGATGACATCTGCTGATGAAAAAGCGGCTAGGGATTTTTTGGACAGTCTGGATGTATATCAAGCATACCAGATACAAAAAGGCGAAATTACTCAAGAGCAAGCTGATGCTTTTTATGAAGACCAACAGAATAAGATTTTCGCTCAGGGAAAGTATGAAGGAAAAGACCCAACACCATTCTTTTCGCTGTCCTCTTATGATGATATTACCAGTTACATGGGTAGTTTACCTGAGGCGGAGGCAACCTACATTCAGGAGAGGAAGGTAGCCATAGCGACTCAAGAATCAGAACTTCCCCTTAATGCTAAAGGGACAACTCAAGACCAGATGCTCTATGGGGAGCAAGCTATCAAGAAACTAGAAGCTCAACGTGATGTGACTCCAGACTTTATGTTGAAAGATACCATTCAGAAGCAGATTAATCAATTACAGACTGGCATAGAACAGTTATGGGAATCTGAGAAAGGCCAAGCCAGAGAGAAGACATTGGCACAAGAGCCTCAGCCTGATGAATTCCGTGAAACTGGAACGATGGCTAAGGGTTTTTCTGAGAAATACGGAATGTCACCAGAAGCTGCACAACAGATGGGAATGAAGTACGCTCAACACCCTGAGGAGTTTGCAGGGCTTACCCTTGAGGAGAAACAAAACCTGGCATGGGTAGGCGTTGAAATGACTTCAGTGGGTAGAGCAGAACCAGCCAAGCCATTTGAACCACCCAGTTTTAAGGGAATGGGAGCGACTGGCCCGCAAGCATGGAAGGACTGGTTTTCTTATAGATACCCTGGAATTTCTAGGCAGTTCAGACAGCAACCAGAGGAAGCACGCACTGGGGGGACATGGTCGTTATTTCTAGAAAAGGAACGGAATCGCCTCCGTGAAGAATACGCCAAGAAATCCCCTTATGAACGTGGTGAAAGACCAAGTGTCTATCAACCGAAAATTCGAACGGTGAATTTCTAATATGCCTGATAAATGGATACCACCTTGGCAGAGAAATAAACTTGTCTTTCCGTGGGAGAAGGTGTCTCCTGTGCAGACACTTCCTCCACCGCCTCCTCCGCCACCTCCGCCATTAGAGGGTTTTTCCCCGCCATCCTATGAGAAGACTATTGCTACGGACTCAGTAACACCCAAGCGACCACTGACTGCCCCTTTCAAGGAACGACTTTATTCTGATATGGGTGTATCAAGGGATGAGTTTCTGACGCAGACCGGTATCTCTCTTGATGACTGGAGAAAGGGCAATATCCCCCAAGCGGTAAAAAGTCTGCATAAAGAGGGGGAACGCTTTGACGAGTTGAATATTCAGGGGAAACCCTACATAAAAGTTGGGGGGAAACCGACATCTCTGTATAAAAAGATAGAGGCATACCCCATAACTGCTACTACGTCCCCGTTATTCAATATAGGTGGTGTAAATGTTAGCGCATCCGATATTGTTGCATTGGGACTAATCGCCTACGGTGGTTATCAGGGGGCAAAGGTATTACCGCAACTATTCAAATCAGTAGGTGATAAAGCCTTGCAGGGCGCACTCAATACAGGATTGGATAAGTGGATAGCGCAGAGAAGCAGGGGAGTCCCAGCACAGAAATTCAAAACTTTACAGGATATACTTTATAACCAGATTGTCAAGAATAAGACGTGGCTTCAGGAGAGAGCTACAGAGAATATGCTCAGTCGCATGGGTAGAGGTGTCAATAAGACTCAGGCTGCAAGTCAAGCGGTAGAAGAAGTCATTAAGAACTTCGAGAATGAGTTACTACCCAAGCTGACTGTTACCAACACGGCAGTCCCAGGGCAGAAGTTCACTATGGCGGAGATAATATCTGGGCTTACAGGGAAACCCCCCTCAGTTCAGGCAGTACAGGGGGTTAGAGGAGAGTTACCTATAAAACCTGTTACCCCAGAGGTTGCAAAACAAAGTCTTGACGAAATAATGTCAGCAAAGCACCCTCAAGTTGATGCCTTTGTTTCTGAAAGAGAGAATAGTATCAAACTTCACACTATAGATGTTCCTAAAGGACAACGAAGAAAAGGAATAGGGACAACCTATATGGAGGACTTAATTGCTCATGCTGATGAAACAGGTAAAACCATAACACTCTCTACTGGTGGCAGAGAAGGTGATATTGCTAAAAGTAAGTTGATAGCTTTCTATAAAAGCTTTGGGTTTGTTGAGAATAAAGGTCGGAAGAAAGATTATCGCATAAGCGATACTATGTATCGGAGACCAGTAACACCCCAAGCAGTCCCCTCCGAAATCCAGCAAGCAGCACAGAAGGGGGTTACACCAGAGGTTACAAGTAGAACACAACAAATAGACCAAGAACTTGCAAAATTACAGGTTCGATATGAAAAGTTATTAGCAGAACCTCAAGGGG